TGTTTTAGATATTCTTCATACTCTTGGAAATCTTTTTGATTTATTGTTTTAATTCCAAAAGATACATTCATTACAGAATCTGCTTGATTGAATATTTTGTATATAATATTATTATATTCATATGTTCCAAACATTATTTTACTTGTTATTTTCTTACTTGTCTCTCTAAATTCAAAAAATGTTGTCGGTTTGTTATTAGACAGCATGTTGTAGATATATTCGCTGAAAATATCATTCATAGAATGTGGTCTATCTGTTTCTAAAACCTTATCATTATATTTTCTTCGTGCTATCCATTCTTTACCCTCACTAATACCTACGTTTCTTTTCATAAAACTACTGAAAAAGTCTTTTTTAAAATCACCTGGTCCAAATGGATTTGGTGAAAAATATAACATTTCATGGATATCACTTAATTCAGTTAATAAATATAACCTTTTACCCATTATATTCACTGGAACAAATCGTTCTTGTTTTTTTAGTACTTGATAAATGTTATATCCTGTTGAATCAGGAAAATAATCATTTATATACCACGATAAACATTTTTCTGTAATAATCCCTCTAAAAAGTGTCATTGCAACAATAGAGTTTATTCTTATTGTATTTATATATGTATATGTTAAAAGTATAATAATAGAGAGAACAACCAAATAAAATAATGAATTCGTATTTTTCATATATATTTATCAAGTGAATATATTATAATATTAAATACTAGGAAATGTTTAAAAAATAAACTAATAACATAATGTGTCCATTCTGTTGTAGAGTAATTATAAGTATTTAACATAAATGAAATGCTACTTACAAAGATAGGAGAGATACTTCCAAATAGAATATATCTCATACGCCTTGTTAGATTATATTGATTTGCAATAAAGAGTGAAAATGTATTAATTAATCCTAAATAAACAGGAGCTATGAATGTATAATCTTCATATGTGTAATTTAAAATAGATTTATCTATCGAACTTACTGTAAAGAAATAAGGGAAAAACACAAGATATGAAGAACCAATTACAAAAGAACGAAGATAATGTTTCCAATTATTCGATATCATTTTATATATTCCCTATAAAAAGAATACATAGTAATAATTATAAAATTGAATTTAAAGATTTAAATATAGAATTATATATAGTTTCCTTCTATTGAAAAGAGAGAACCAATATTTCAATACTATGAATGATTATGATGATTTCATCTCTTCTAACTTAAGAGTGATAAATAGCAATGTAATTAAAAAAAATAATAAAAATCTATTTTATCCAAATATGAAAGAAGAGGATAGAGTCCAAGCATGGAGAAATATGACACAATATGAAAAAGAGTATTTATTTGGGAATGATTACCTAGAAAATAAAAAAGAGAAGAAAACTTATTCTCAATGGTTATATTGGTTATATGGACCTGAACCAGGGCAAGATATTGATATTCTAGATAATGGATTAGAACATTTGAATGAATGTATAAAAAACGAATTCAAAATTTGGTTAGATTATGGTAACTATTATGTTGAACCTCAAAGAGATGATGAAGTAGAAGAACACTTTTATAAACGTTCTCTCTCTGCCTTGTTGTTCCACTTCATACAACAAATTACAACACAAGAATTATCATTTGTTCATAATTATTATAAAAGAGTTATTCACTCCTTCCGAATATATGAAATAATGTATAAAGAATATATTGAAAAATATATTGGAGAGAATATTGTTGATTACAAGTTTTCTTCAGAATACGACCAAGCTCAAGATGAAGATAGAAAAGATTTGGATATATTAGATTTATTACAAGATAAAGAAGTCAGTAGTTTACCATCATCTTGTTATTTTACTCTAGATAAACAGAGATTAAGAAGTAATTATAAAATTAAAAAGATGTCTACACACCAAAATGTTATAAAATTATATGTAAAATGGTATATAACTTGTTACATCAAAAATGAATACAAATATATCTTGAGTAAACAAGAATGGTGGAAAAAGTATTCTCTCTGAGAAATGATAATTACAATAAAGTATTTATTTTTTATTGTAATTACATGGTATATTACACCTTTGAACATTTAAAACGCCGACTTTCTAATATTTAGGGAATTAACAGAAATTGTTAAATTAAGTTAATTTATAAAATTGATTTAAAAATAAAATATATTAACAATATATAACGAAAATGGTTAAATATTCATGCGAACGATGTGGAAAAGGATTTTCTCAAAAATCTCACTATGATTCTCATAATAAACGCAAAACTCCTTGTGAAAATAATGCTGATAAAATTAAGGCACTTGTAGATAAAGCAGTTGAAGAAAAATTAAAAGAATTAAATAATAAAAAATTGATTGTTGAAAATGAAGAAGTAAATGTTAATACAACAGTTATGCAAACTAAAACGGAAACAATGTATAATAACATTCTTGAAGAAATATTGTTAGGTAAAAAAATAGAAACTAATAATTTATATAATACATTATGTAAATTCAATAAATGCGAACACTCTAAGGGTATTTATTATACATCAACTAATTTCTTTAAAGATATCTTAACAAAAATCAAAATGTCTAACATTAATAATTCTACAAAAACATTGGACTTTTGTTGTGGAACAGGGAATTTATTTATAAGTTATTTAGATATCTTAAAACTTCAATATAGCGAAACTATAATTAAAAATATTATAGTAAATTCTTGTTTTATAGATATTGATGATGAAGCCATAACTATATTCAAACTTAAACTTTATTGCTGGATAAATAATAATTTGTCATTAAATATTGATATAAGTGAATACATTAATAACTTTTATGTGAAAGATGGATTACTTGAAACTAATGTAATTACCAGTAAGTTTAATATTATTCTTTCAAATCCACCTTTTATAAATTTAAAAACAAAAACGGAATATAAGAAAAAAATTAAACAGTTAAAATATTATGAGTATTCTACTAATGGAATGATGGATACTTATTTGATATCAATAGAACGAATTTTAAAATTATCCAAGAAAGATGCACAATGTATTATTATTTGTCCATCACAGATCTTAACAAATATCACTTGTTTAAAACTACGAAAGTATATTATTGATAATTTATCATTAACTAATATATTTAACTTTTCAGAAAAAAATAAAATTTTTAGGAATATAACTCAGCGAATTTGTGTATTAGATATTACAAACAACCAAGAAGATAAAATGGTAAATTATTTTATGTGTGATTATAATGATGTGATCAATACTATAACAGATGTGTGTGTTATAGATAGTGAAATTTATAAAAATAATGAATATAATATTATTTATATGAGCGAATTAGATAAACAATTTGTCAGTAAATTAACAAACTTAAATAAATTGAAACAATATGAACTAAACATTAAATGTAAAAGAGGAAATATTGATGTAACACTTAATAAAAAAGTTATTAAAAGTGATAAAACAGAGTATCCTCTTGTGCGAGGACGAAATCTGAATAATCTAGATATAATTAATGAATATATATCAGACGAAACGATTAAAGAGAAACATATTGACATTACGAATCATAAATTAGTGTGTCAACAAATATCAAATATGTCATCTTCAAATAGAGTTAATTTTAAATTAATAGACCGTAATTATATAATTAGTAATAGTTGTAATTATATTGTTGTTACCGATCAAAAATATATTACAGCAGTCAATTATATATTAAATAGTAATGTTATAAACCGTTATTTTAAGATATTTTCTGGAAACAATCATATAAGTATAAATGAAATAAACAATTTCCCTTTTCCTAATATATTTAATTCAGATATCAGTTTTAATGGATGTTCACAAGAAGAAATAGAAATTAAAATATGTAAATTATACAATTTGGATGATGTATTTATAAATGAATATTTTGGATTTAATATCAAATTAGTAGAAAATAATTCATTAACAATTTATAATCACATATCACAAAATATGAGTACATTAGAAGAAACGATGAGTAAACATATTAAACCAGGTGGAAATTGGAAAGATATTCCACTATGTATAAACTCATCAAAACGTTTAAATAAAATAAGAGAAACAGGTGGTAGAACAACATTATATGGTAGATTACACTACGATAAACCAGGTTACACTATTACTACACAATTTAGTAGATTACCAAATAGTTCAAATTTACATCCAAAAAATGAAAGAATGATAACTATAAGAGAAGCTGGTATAATTCAAAGTTTTCCACTTGATTTTAAATTTAGTAATAATAAAAGTGTTGCTATTACACAAATAGGAAATGCAGTTCCTCCAATTTTAGCAAGATTTATAGCTTCTCTTATTAGAAACGATATAGAAAACAAAAATACGTTGGACTTATTTTCGGGAGTTGGTGGTATGTCTATCGGTTTTGGACAAGAAGGGTTTAAAATAATAGTATCTAATGAATTAGATGAACGGTTAGCAAATAAGGATGAAAATTTAAAGTATCATAAAGATTGTCAATTTGTTTGTGGTGATATTTGTGATGTATCTATAAAATCTAAAATACAAGATAAAGTTAATGGTAAGGATATAGGATTAATTATTGGAGGTCCCCCATGTCAAGGTTTTTCGTTGGCTGGTAAAAGAAAGAATGATGATAAAAGAAATAAGTTATACATAGAATATTTTGAAATGATAAAAAAATACAACCCAGAATGTTTTGTTATGGAAAATGTTAAAGGTATATTATCAATGAAAAATGATAAAAACAAACTAGTTATAGATGAAATTAAATCAATTATTATAAATTTAGGTTATAAAATATCAATATTTGCATTAAATGCATGTGATTTTGGTGTTCCACAAAAAAGAGAAAGAGTATTTATAATAGGTCATAAAAATAAAAAATATGACTGTCCAGAACCTATAATTAAAAAAGATAAATATATCACTATTAAAGATGCAATTTACTTTTTAGAAAAATATGAAGAACAACCTGAGTTTAAATTAAATTATAATGAAATAAATAATAATTATTTAAAATATTTAACAGGTTCTATATCCCTTCAAGAACTTTACAAATCTTACTCTTAATATTTGTAATATCACATTCAGATAAATATTTAATTTCTTCTGCTGATAATTTTATTTTAACTTTACGATTATTTTTACTATTCTTTTCTGACATGATTTTAAGTGTTCTTTCTTTTTGCTTTTTTTTTGTTTTCTTATTACTAGTCTGAGCTGTATAATCATATGTTATTATTCCATTACCTAATACTTGTAGTTTTTGTATTTTATAAGACTGTTCCAAATTTAAATAATCAGTATTTACTAATTCTTTTAGAAGATCTGGTTGTTCTTCTTTAAGAAATTCTATTATTGAAAGCATTTTTTTAGCATTTGCATCAAGTTTTTTTTGTATTGTTTCTAGTTCAAGGTTTTTAACTCTATTCCAACAGTCTTCAGCCCACCAGGAAGTCATAATGTTACCTTCTTTTTCTTTAGATATAATCTTACTAATATCTTCTTTGGTAAATCTGTTATTTTTACTACTATTACATTTTGAGCAACATGCTTGGAAATTTAAAGGATCATGAATAAATCCCAATGAAATTGGTCCAATATGGTCAGCTGTCATTTGTTCCGTATTATTACACATGAAACATAGGTTTGATTTTGTATTTAAATCCCCCATTATTCTATTTGCTAAAAGAACATTACCATCAGACATCATTTCATATGCTCTACGATCCCGTGTATATGATTTCATATTTTCGTCACTTCTACCCTTATCTTTTCTTTTACGACAGCCACATATACTATTATAACAATGAAATCCATCTAATCTATCAGGAGGATTTCCCATTACACCAGGCGATAGTTTTTTACCAGTATATTTGTCACTATAACACTCTTTTTTTATTTCATCAATTGATTTACCAAAATATTTTGTAAATTTATCATCTTTAGTTGTATCTTCGATGCTATCATATAATTCAAATATAGTATATGATTTTTTTTCTTCATTAATGGTTATATTAAAGATTTTTAATAACCACTTACAAGTAGTTTTAGTTGGATATACATAAAATATAGAACATTCTTGATCACACATTTTACAAATATGTTTTCCAGTAGGATGAATATATCTTGCTACATTAGTAAGATTAGAATTTGTAGGAAGTTTTCCTGATAATATTAATTCTTTATGTTTTGAGTTCCATGACTTTGTTCTGGGATTCTCACCCTTTTGTGATACAGAAACCCAGTTTTTTTTGAGTTCTGGATCTATAAAGGAATAATTACTATTTTCTCTTATTAAGTTTTCGTATTTGTTTCGTTCAGAAGCCATATTGATTTCTTTAAGTATATTAAAGTAATTTAATTTAAATCAATTTTTTATAAATTGTTAAATTATATTATAATGCCTACACATAAAAGTAGTGATTATAAATTATCAGCAGTTAAATACTATTTATCCCATTCTAAAAATCAAGTGCAAACCTGTAAAATATTCGGTTGTTCTGAAAGAAGTTTAATGAGATGGGTAGATAAATACAAATTTACTAATAATATTACACG